AGCGCAGAAGAAGTAATCAAGGAAAAGAAAGCGGCTGTCGTAGAACTTGTCAAGTCCCTTGGTGGTAGCAAGAATGAAAAAATTGTAACATTGTTCAAGGAACATAATCTTGAACTTACACCAAAAGCGGTTAATGCCTTGACAGATTCAGAAATTGTTGGTAAACTATATTCTGAAATGGAAAAAATTGAAAAGGAGAATAAGTAATGATCTGGTTTTCACCTACTACTAAAGTTACTATCTGGAAAATCGAGGGGAAAGGAAAATATAGCGAAGTATCGTTTTCTTCTTCGCGCAAAGAACAGGGCGAAGGTGGGGCTTGGTTGAATTCTAATTGGTCTTTTGTGCGCTTTGTTGGCAAAGCCCACACTAAGGCAAATGAACTTCAACCCAAGGATCGCATTGTACTTACCAAGGCTGGTATGACGAAGGAAAGTTATGAGAAAGATGGCGAAAAACAATATCCCAAGAATCCCGCCATGGTGGTATTTGATTTTGAGATGGCTGATGCTCCCGCTGGGCATAATCCGGATGTTCCACCCGTAGTTCAAGATGACGATTCTATCCCATTCTAGGTTAGAATGGTAATAAATAAAAGGGCAGTAGAATAAAATCTACTGCCCAAAATTTTACAAATAATTTGGAGGTACACTTGCTTATTCCGAGAGAATTAATTTTAGAAGCCAAAGAAAAATTAGGTGAAGATGCGGCAATTTTTATTAATGAGAAAATGGAATTGGAGAATTGGGATGAAAAAGATTTAAAAGCAAGTTGCCCTTTACAATCAACAACTGACAATACGCCATCATTTATCTGGAATTCTAAAGACAATTGCTTCCACTGTTTTTCTTGCGGAAAAAATTTTGGCATCCTCGATTACTATATTGAAATCGAAAAATTATCCTTTTTAGATGCTTGTTCTAAACTATTTGAACAAACTGGAATATCTTTTCATTTCGGTGAAAGAGGCATTAAAACAGATAGGGATTATAAATATCCTCGTCACGAACAATTCGACAATAGAAACAAAGTGGAAAGTTATTTAGGATTAAGGGGAATCTCCAAAGAAACCATGAACTATGCTGACATTCAGCAAGATGAACATGGGGATATTGTATTTCATTACTATGATCTAAACGATGTTCTATGTGTTGTAAAATATCGTCTTTCGAGAAAATTTGATAAGAAAACTGACAAAAATAAGATGTGGGCGCAAGCAGGAGCAGATAATACTCGTCCAATCCTATATTTGATGAATAAAATTGATGTTACAAAACCTCTCTTGATTTGCGAGGGCGAAATTGATTGTCTTTCTGCCATTGAAGCAGGATACCGGAATTCAGTAAGCGTGCCATTTGGGGCAGATAATACAAAATGGATCGAAGAAAATTGGGAATGGCTGAATGAATTTCAGTCTATTTATGTCTGGGCAGATAATGATAAACCCGGACTAGAAATGCGAAAAGAAGTTTGTTCTCGTCTTGGAACTTGGAGAACAAAATTCGTTGATCTTCCGTCTAAAGTGCAAAAAGACGGGAAAGAATTTCAAGTAAAGGATATCAACGAGGCGCTGTTTTATTTGGGAAAAGAATCTGTTCTTGAGTATATTGAAAATGCTCAAGATGCCCCTGTTCCCAACGTTATAGACTTGAGCGACGCCGATGATTTTGATATAGAGACAGCACCAGGACTTTATACCGGATTGAAAAGTGTAGACGATATAGTCTATAAATTAATCTATGGATCGGTTGTTATTCTTACCGGTCAAAGAGGAAGTGGAAAGAGCACGTTTCTAAATCAAACATTCATTTGTGAAGCGTTAAATCAAGGTGAAGATTGTTACGTTTATAGCGGAGAATTGGGCGCACCAGTATTAAAGAATTGGCTTGAATGTACTATGCTTAACCGCGAGCACATTGAAATGAAAAACGGTTTTGTTAGAAAATTTGATCCCGTTGCAAGACAACAAGTTCGAGATTGGTATCGTGGTCGTGTTTGGATGTATGATGACATAGACAACACATCTAAGACCATTCTCGATAGGGGAGTTAGCATAACAAGAAAATTTGGTGCGAAAATTTGGATTCTTGATAATTTGACCTGTATGGATTTGGGTTCAAATTCCGAAAAAGGACAATGGGAAAAGCAAAAAGACTTCATTGTGCAACTTGTCTCATTGGCAAAAGTTTACAATATTCTTATTGTTTTGGTTGTGCATCCAAGAAAATTAGATTCTATGTCTGTTGAAAGAAAATTAATGGCTGACGATGTTGCAGGAGCAGGAGAACTCACCAATCTTTGTCAATATGGTATTACGATTCATCGCTACAGCAAAAAAGAAAAAGAAGGCGAAAAGAATAAAAAGGGAGATGGTTATGTGAAAGGCAAAGAACCAATCCCATACGATGTTTTGGCTGCAATATTTAAAAACCGCTATACCGGTAAAATGGGTGAAGCACAACTTTACTTTGATTATCCAAGCTATCGTTTCTACGACACTGTTCAAGAATTATTCAAACGCTATAAATGGGATAAAAATACCACTCCCATTCCAAGTAAAGACCCCAATCATCATGAAGGTGATGCTCCTGAGGGTTTCGGAGAAGATTAAATGAACTACATAAATTATCACTGCCATAGCCAGTACTCGAACGTCAGTACCCCAGATTCTACCATCTCTAATAAAGATCGTGCTTGGAGAGCGAAGAATTTGGGGCAAACTACGGCCAGTTTTATAGAACATGGGTGGTGCGGAAGAGTAATCGAAGGTATTGAATTAGCAAAGGAATTAGAACTCAAACCTATTTTGGGGACTGAGGCATATTTCGTTAAAAATCGCTTAGAAAAAGACGCCACCAATGCTCATCTTATTATTTTGGCTAAAAATGAAAATGGGCGCAAGTCACTCAACAAAATTTTAAGTCAGGCAAACATCGATGGGTTTTATTATAAACCTAGATTAGATTTGGGATTGGTTTTATCTTTACCAAAAAATGATTTGTGGGTTACCACTGCTTGCGTGGGTGGCATTTGGAAATACGAAGATGCCGAAGATGTAATGTTGAAATTGTTAGAGCATTTTCAACAAAACCTGTTTCTTGAAGTTCAAAACCATTGGACAGATAAACAAAAAATCTTGAATGAGAGAATTTTAAGATTATCTAATCAATACAACATAAAGATTATTGCTGGCATGGATAGCCACTTAATTTTTAATAGTCAAAATCAGGATAGGGATAACTATCTTCAGTCTCGTGGCATAGTTTATCCAGACGAGGAAAATTGGTTTCTAGATTATCCAGATTACACCGAGGCGTTTTCAAGATTTGAACAACAAGGAATATTGAATAGTCATCAAATCGAGGAAGCATTGGGAAATACCAATATCTTCGAATCTGTTGAATCATATAATTCAAAGATATTTGATTCTTCTATCATAAAACTTCCAACATTATACCCAGATAAATCCCAAGAAGAAAAAGATAAAGTCTTCTGCAAATTGGTGTGGGAAAAATGGGAAGAAGAAAAAACAAACATTCTTGAAAAAGAATGGGAAAAATATAAAAAAGAAATACAGAAAGAATTGGATGTTGTAATTAAAACGGGAATGGCCGACTACTTTTTGCTTGATTATGAAATTATTAAAAAAGGTAAAGAATTAGGTGGGCAGATTACGCTCACTGGGCGTGGGTCGGCTCCATCTTTCTATCTATCTAAACTGTTGGGATTTACTACTGTTGATCGTATTTCTGCAACTGTGAAACTATTTCCAGAAAGATTTATTTCAGCAGAAAGACTCTTGGAAACCAAGAGTTTGCCAGATATTGATTTCAATCTTGGAAACCCGGAGGTGTTCGCTAAAGCACAAGAAGAAGTTTTAGGATGTGGACATAGTTATCCCATGATTGCTTTTGGCACAGTAAAAACGCTTGGGGCGTGGAAAATTTACGCGAGAGTTGCGGACATTGATTTCGATATTGCCAATGCCGTATCCGAACAAATTCAAGCATATGAAATGGATTTGAAACATGCTGAAACAGACGAAGAGAAAGAAGAAATAAATATTCTCGATTATATCGGCTATCAATATCAAAACGCATTCAGGGAAAGTTCAAAATTCCTTGGGTTAGTAAACACCTTAACACCACATCCATGTGCGTATCTGCTATATTCGGATGGAGATGTTCGAGAAGAATTTGGTTTAATTAAAATCAAAACCGGTGATGTGGAACATATCTGTGTTTGTTGTGATGGATTATTTGCTGAAAACTATAAATTCTTAAAAAATGATCTTCTCAAAGTAAATGTTGTAAAACTAATTTACGGTGTTTACAATCGTATTGGAATAGAACCGCATCCCCTACCAGAACTTTTGAAAATTTGTAAAAACGACAAAAAGGTTTGGGATATTTATGCTACGGCAACGACCATGGGAATAAATCAGGTTGAACAGACCGGTAGTAGTGGAAGAGTTGCTAAATATAAACCTCAAAACATATCTGAAATATCGGCATTTGTTGCTGCGATTCGCCCTGGATTTAAGTCAAACTATAAGCAATTTGAAAGTCGAGAACCATTTTGTTATGGTATTCCCTCTCTTGATAATTTAATTCAGACAAAGGAATTTCCGTATTCCTACCTGATTTATCAAGAGAACTCGATGCAAGCAATGGCATATGCTGGAATTCCCATTTCGCAAACCTATGAGATTGTAAAAAATATTGCCAAGAAGCGCGTTGAAAAAGTTTTAAAATATAAAGAACAATTCGTGTCTGGAATGAAGAAAAAAATTAAGACACAAGAAAAAGTTTCAGATAAAGAAGCTGAAGATATTTCTAATAAAACATGGCAGATTATTGAGGATAGTTCTCGATATGCATTTAATAGTTCGCATAGTTATAGTGTTGCTGGAGATAGTCTTTATGGCGCATATCTAAAGTCCCACTATCCACTTGAATTCTATGAAGTTTTTTTGCAGATGCTTGAAGAAGATGGAGATAAGGATCGTCTTGCCGATGTCAGAAAAGAAGCAGAAAAAGAATTTCATATTAAATTTCCAAGATTCCGTTTTGGACAAGACAATAGAAATATTGTTGCCAACAAAGAAAGGAATGAAATCACTTCTTCTCTAAAAACCTTGAAAGGGTTTGGTGGAGCAGAAGGCGAAAGACTATATGACCTATCTAAGCAATTCTCCGGAAAAGACTTTTTGGAGTTATTGATTTTTGCCGAAGAAAACGGTGGAATATCATCAAAATGGGAATCTCTACTAAAGATAGATTATTTTGCAGATTTTGGAAATAATCAAAAACTCTTATCTATCTTCAAGGAATTCAAATCCGGAAAAAATAGATATAGTAAAAAACTAACAGATAAAAGCAAGGAAAAAAGAATTCCAGAATTGAGAAAAATTTTTGATGAGTTACCAAATAATAAGTTACCAATAGTAGAACAAGTCCGAGCGGACGTTGAAACCTTGGGAACTATCCAATCTGTTTTTCCAGAAATAAAGATAAATAAAGAATATCGAATTGCATATGTTCTTGATTTAAATTTAAAATATTCTCCAAGGGTGCAACTTTATAATCTAAAGGCAGGCAATCAAATGTCTTTTAAGATTAGAAAAATGTTTTTTAACAATGATCCATTCGATGTAGGAACAGTTATTCTCTGCAAACATTTTGAAAAGAAAAAACCAACGAAATATGTAAATGGGAAATATGAAGAAAATCCAGATGCAGACTTTGAATATTGGATTGATAATTATTCTATAATTGAAAACTTTGATGAATGGATGAAACGAAATGGATGACAAAATTTATATCAATAGTGATGGCGGGTATAGAATGACAAAGAATATTGGCGCATGGGCATTTACAATGGACTGGAATGGACACCACAAAGAATCTTTTGGAACTGTTCCGAACTCAACATCGCAAATCTGTGAACTATATGCTGCATTGTTTGCATTAGAGGCAGTCAAGGATAAATCCAAAGATTGTAAATTAACAAGCGATTCACAATACGTTATAATGGGATTGTCCATTTGGTCAAAAGATTGGAAAGTTAGGAATTGGCGAGGATCAAAAGGAAAACCAATCGAAAACAAAGAGATTTGGAAACGGTTAGTAGATGTCGCAGATAAATTTAAATCATTAGAATTTGAACACGTAAACGGCCACATTGGACATATTGGAAATGAGCGTTGCGATACTCTGGTAAATTTTGCTATGGATGAGTGGCTATCAATGAACCCATATGTAAAAGCATCCATCCCAGAATTGTTCAATAAAAGCGATTTATAATTGATACTTGACAAAAATCAAGTTATCGAGTAGAATATATGCATGAAAGAACGCTTTTATCAA